TCAGTTAGCCAGCGCGTTAGCCCGCATCTCTTTGACTAACGTTAAAAGCGGCCCTTCACCCCAGTTATTCATAGCCAAATTTACTATCTCGCAAACGATTCGAACGTTGCCCTTTGTATAGCCAAGGTGCGGGAAAACGCGATCAAGGCTCGGACGGAAGGCGTGATTGCTACGATCTTGGTCCACATTTTTTAATGGAAATGGAATACCACTCACAGAACATCGCCAGCCTTGTAACTCTAGGAGAGAAACCACGTCTGGCTCTGTAATATCCATCGGAACCAGTTGACGTGCCGATCTCGTTCTAGCTCTCTTCAGAGAGGATTTTACATATCGGTCGATCAGATTAGCTCTGTGGTTGTCGCTTAGATTAGAAATGCCATTTGCAGCGAGTTCGTACTGTCGCTCGAATTCTGGGCTTCCCGGCTCACCCTTCAAAGATATTTGTCGAGTTCCCCGTCGGTAGCGATAGCGAACTTTGCCATGCCGATCCTTGAAACTTGAAACGAAAGGATAGACTGTCATCCAGTGTTCCTTCTTACAAGCCGTATCACTTTATCCATGCCATCAGTAGCGAGTCGCGCCTGTTCGGCTTCTCGGGAATAAAGCTCGGCATGTTCGATGTCATCGTGGCCTAAAGTGTCCATAATCTGTCTTGTAGACGCTCCACCCTCTGCCAACATCTTTCCAAGCGTTTTGCGCAAACCGTGCAGGGTGAACCCCGGCTCTATGCCTGCAGCCCTTGTCCAGTCTCCCATCCGGCCTGTAAGCGACTTGGGAGAGAATGGCTTGCCATAAGCTGTTACCAGAACCGTCTCACCTGTGCGAGGCGCTGCGTCGAGAATATCGGCCATCATAGGTGTGATCGGCAGAAACAGTTCTTTTCCACCTTTGCCCTGCGTTATTCTGAAGCCGTCAACAGTCCGGGCTTGGCCGTCCATATGAACCGTTTTGCTAGTTCGTTGGTCCCAACGAAGGGTGGCAACGTCTTCCCGCCTGTTCCCCAGCCAAAGAGCGATAGCGTAAACAAGGCGCGGTGTAGTCCCCACTTCCCATCTCGCTTCGAATTTCTGCATGGCTTCCGCTGACCACGCCTTCCAGCCAGTATATTCAGGACGCCAGTTCAATTTGTAAGACGGATCAACCTCAATCCATTCCTCATCTAAAGCCACATAGATCATCTTCCGGATCGTGGTCAGGAGGTGCTTGGCCTTGTGAGGTGTGTCTGAGTATTTGGAGATGATATCTTTCAGGTGCCGGCGCTTCAGATCCTTTACTGGCACGTTCTTCCAGAGATAAGGATTGTCGTCTATGACGCGCGATTCCAGAAACATAGTGGCGAGCGATACATTCTTGGCTTTCGTCGACGGATCATAAGATTTCCAGTCGGCAGTGTCCTGAACGCGGTTCCAAGCTGCGCCAAGCGTTCTTGGTAGTGCTGCGTTGGGATGCTGGATGACTTTGCGCTTTGTCTGCACTCTACCGTTTAGTGCATTGTCGTAAGCTTGCTCAAAATCAGGCTCTCCGGGCTGTCCTAGAAGCGAAACAGTCTTTCCTCCACGACGAAACCGCCAGCGAACGGTTCCGTGGCGGTCTTTGAAGTTGGAGAGGTAGGGGCGGCTTTCGGTCATGCGGCCACGTTAAGCCGCTCTGCCACGCCCTGACAATATGGCGTCGATAATATTCTCATTGGTATCAGGCAAGTCAGCAAATGCAGCATCGAGCGCATAGCGATCCCAGATGACGCGGCCGTCAACACGCTTTCCGCGAGGCATACGGCCATCTTTGACCAGTTCATCGAACTTTGTAGCGCCTACGCCAATCCATCTGGCGGCCTCGTCCCGACACAATCCGCGAGGTGGATATGATATTGGGTCATGTCTAGCCATCGGAGTTACCCCCGTTATCCACTGTCTCCGGCCACTTTTGTTCGCAGCAGGGACATAAATCGATAAACGGTCCAATCATTCTCGCGGTGTCCAGATCGATGTTTGCTCCGTTTTCGATACGTGAAACAGTGGCTGTCGAAAGCCCTGTGTGCTTTGCCATTTCTCTAACGCTGTAATTTAGGCGAGTTCGCAGTGACATGAAGCGATAAAGCGTTTCAATCATTCTACTCTCCCTCCTGTATAACTGAGGAGAGGGCGGAGGCGGAAAGCATAACGCGGTAGATAGCAGCCACGTCTCTATACACATCGTCCGATTGGTCTTCATCTACGCCAGCAAGAATTACTTCATGGCTCGGCTCTCGCAAAGCCTCATAGACCACGGCTAGTGCTGTGATGGCCAGTTTGCGCGCAAACGCACCACCCATTTCACTACCGTTATCTTGCGCCGTATCCACGATCTCACAGGTCAAGCGCTCTATCAGCGCCCTGTTTGGCTGGTTAGTCATGGGAGGTGTCCTCCAGATCAGCCAGACCCAGAACGACATAACCGGGTTCAATACCAAACTGGCCGCCATGAAGCGTATATGAAATCCGCTTGGCTATAGCGTTTCGATAATTTTGCGGGCCTTGGTCCGGATCAAAATATTCGAGGTAGATTTGATCACCTGTCTGAAAATCGCGGTCGTTCTTTCGGACTTCAAAATTCTTGTCAGAACGGGCAACTGCTTCCCAATAGACGGGCAATGTTTTGAGGTAATGCACTTGGGCCATCTACTTATCCTCCAAGGAGCGAGCACGGCGGGTGACAAGTGCAATCTCCTTAGGCAGTTCGCTCATAAACTCTATGCTGCATTCCGGCGAAACATATGCACCACAGGCTGACGCGCTTTCTGATATAATCGAACGAAGTTTACCGTTCTCACCCTCAAGCACCGCTATACGCTCTGAGAGGAGCTTGTTGGATCGGTAGGCTTCTGACAATAAAGACGAGAAGTAGCTCTGTAATTGCTTGCCAATATCGGCGTGCGAATTGCTCGCTGCCGCCTTTATCTGTCTTACTAGTTCCACGCGTGAAATAATTGGGTATTCAATCCTCTTGCTTAGCTCTTCTCGCGCCGCATCCCTTTCCGCTGTAAGGCTTGCAATGGTGGCGGTCTGTTGGCGAACACGCTCAATCAACGCATAAAATGTTGATGGGCTTTCAGACCAAGGCGGCAGCTTGTCCGTTAAAAGGCGCAAAAGCATGTCAATATCGGCGTCTGTTATCGGATCTGGCGTGGGGTTGTTGGGGGCGGTCATGGCTGGGCCACCAACACAACAACACGTGGCAACCCCGTCAGGAGTTAAGGAGACTAAAGCACCACATTTTGTGCAGGCTCTCATTTGCGGCCCTCCGATTTCAGGGAGCGGACATAATCCAACACATCACGTACGAATGTGAATTGTCTGGCCTCCAAGCCTTTCAAGACAAAATCAATTGCTTCATTCCAACCCGCAGTAACTGGTTGATGGGCGAGGGTGGTGTCGATTACATCGGCAACCTGTCTTAATAGTTTGACGGTTCCCTCTGTATCTCCGAGATAGGATGCATCAGCACGAGCCCGAAGAACCCATGGCCAGTTTATGCTATCCGTCGCTGTCTTCTGCTCGTCCGTGGCGGGTGTTATGTCGGTCATGGCTTCACCTTGAGGACTTTCACCTTTGTTACTTGGCCTGATTTTCGCTGATTTGCTTGCTGACGGGCTTCAATAGGGTCTTCTGCGTCCACGTCTATGAAGTCACCGGATTCGTAGTGGACGCGGAAGGTTGTCATGACAAATCCCTTTCATAGCGGCCAGCATCCACAAGCAGTTGATTGATTTTGGCGGCACAGAAGGGCTCGGCATCGTCGCCCATGGCAGACCATGCTCCGAACAGGATCAGGGCAAGCTCGTGCGGGTTAATCCCTTGAGCATTCCACCAGTCACGTTCATTCGTGGCATGCTGCGCTGTATGGCATTCTGGATGCAGGGGAAGCGCCCAACGGTCATCGGCTTTCGAACCTTTACCGCGTCCGTAGTGGAGATAGTACGGATTAGCGAAACTGACGTGGGCGGCATGAACACCGTACCGGCCGGAAACGACACACGGGAGGGAATGAAGGAATGACAGGTAGTCAGCCTTCTTTGCCGCTTTGCGCTTTGGAGTTGGATCTGGGTGATACTTTGCGATCTGATAGGCCATTACTCGACCCCTTTCCAAGCAGCAGTAATGCCGATGTAGAGCCAGAAGAGAGCAAACGGCCAATGTATCCACACGGCATTGTCAGCGAACAGATTCTGAGGCGTGTCGCCATTGGCCTTTGACGCCGATGTTATTGCCTGTATCAAGCAGGCGAGGAAAACTGCAAAGCGCATCAAGTAGCCCTCCGCGAACGCTTCACTGCGCGTTCAACGATTGCGCAAAGCTCTGGAATCATGGCTTCGATAGCGCACTCGTTCTGTGCGACTTCCATTTTCAGCCGTAGTGTTGTCGCATCACGGGTTGCAACGAACTCAGCAAGGCGAGCTTTTGACCGGCGCACATGGCTCGGAGCGTAAAGGGCATAACTCATGCTGCCCTCATCTGGTTCAAGGCGGACGTACCAGGATCAACGCCTAGAAGCCCATCTACATAATCGAGAACGGCTTGTTTGGATTTCTGAAAGCGTTTTGCGCCCATGGCATGCATTGACTGCGATTGAGCCGTAAAGCGCATGAGGGTGTTTCCCTCGATCCGGACAATGCAGTACGGGTCATCGTTGGTCAGTATCTTGAACCAACGCTCTGCCTCGGCTCGGCTGGAACATGCAACGCTTGTGCTGTCGCAGAAGCCACCGGCAATAAGTGCATGCTTGCGAAGCTGATCTTCGTTGAGAAACCGCGACCCGACTTCTTCTGGCAAAGACAGCCAAGCCTCATGCAGCCAAGCAAACTGATGCTTGTGCGATACCCACGAGCGATCTTCCTGCACTTCCATGCGGTAGTTTTCGCCTACGACAAACTCTGCGTTGACCAGATTATGGTAGCGCGGGAGAGGGCGCATTACTTCACCGTCCCACTGCCAAACCACATTAATGCTTTCTCTTGGCATATCCTGTCCTCCGTCTGGCTTTAAGCTGCCGCTTGGATTGGTGTTTCGCCGTAGTGCCGGATGCTCTCGACGAGGTCCGCCAACTCTTCGTTGAAGCGATCGATCTCGGTCTTCATTTCATTGATAAATTCTTCGTCGCGCTGAACGCGCACGATCAGGACGGGAAGGCGCGGCCAAAATGATACGAAGTCCCACCACTCACGCTCTGCAATCCAGAGGTTTCCCTGCACCTGCGCCTTGTGCTCCGGCGGAAGCCGATTGCGCAAAAGCCGGTCAATCTGAATGTGTGGAAGCGCTGTCTTGATTTCCAAGCCACCAGCAGAACCGACCAGACTATCGGGGCTTGCGCCACAGTTGCCGTTCCGGATGAATCCGACCTGTTGAATGTCAGCGCTTTCGATGAACGCGTAATGGTTGCGAGCATCTTCCTCCATGAAGCTGCCACGCTCCATGTGAACATTTGAATAGGTTTCGGAAGGTTCGCCGGTTAGGATTTCACCGGCAAGCTTACGCATATACTCACTGCGCGTCTTGCCTTCGCCCTTTGCCATGACGGTGGCGAACTTCGATGCGGTGGGAATGCCAAGGCGAGCCTGAAACCAATCATCCGTGCCTTGGTCGATTTCGAAGACCTGTATCATTTGGCCATCCTCCGCTTCTTTTCTTCAAGGAGCTGGACGGCACTTTCGAAATCCTTTGCCAGCATATCTGGTAAGGCATCAATCTTGCCAAGTTCGCAGAACTTCTCCGTATCAGTCTCGGTTTCTTCAATTAGCTCGCGAACACGGGCCAGTTGTTCCTCGCTGATGAACTCAGGCTTGACGTTATTTTGGCGGTTGCCGTCATTGTCGTCGCCAGTGCTGATGTTGAACAGCATGCAAAGAAGGTAGCGACGGCCATATGTGGCGGTGCTGCCAAATGCTTGGGTGCCGGTCTTGTTGACGCCGCCCTTTGCGCCAGCGCCATCGACAGGTATTTCCCCGACACCGTTTCGGACGTGGCCTTCTTCATGAGAGATTTCCCAGAGAATGCGCAACTCGCCATTGTCGTTATATCCATCTGGCTGGAACGAAACACCAAAGCCGTACCGATGAATGATCGGCATTGCTTGTTCTTCGATTGCCGCAAGATCGGCATAAGTGGACCGCGTGTGAGTGTTGGTTCTGGTCTTGGTGACGACAGGCAAATCAGCCTGACACTTCGACATCGCCGCGAAGTAAGCCTTCTTTGCAAGCCTATCATCGGCTTCACGTGCGCGATCTTCTTTGCGTTCCAAGAGGCCCATAATTTCTTTGAGCCTGTCGATAGGAATGCTCGGGTCCATTGCAACACGCTCGATTGTGGCCCACATGGATGCATCGTTTGCTGGTGCAATATTTTGCTCTTCGTGTTTCGCTAATGCGCTCATGATGCTTTCCTCATTCTGTCCTGAAAATCGCTTGCCATTTCATCGGCGAGCATGCGTGCGCCCTCGGCACCGAACACTGAGACGGCGTCTTGAACTGCCATTTTCAGACGGTATCGAACGAATTCTTCTGATTTGTTTTGCGCACTATCGACAATGCGGCGGGTGATGATTGCGGGAGAGGTCATTGCAGCCACCCCACTGTAATGGCGGACCAGAAGTAACTGGAGCCTAAGAAAATGATGGACCAGACTAAGAAGCGTTCCACCCGTCGGGCGCGTCGGTCTTGAGCGTCGGCCATGTCGTCAAGTTCAGTGTTTGGAATGTGCGGGCTCATCAGTTTTTCCCCGCAATGTGAAGGCATTCTTCAAGAGAGATTTCGCGAGGGCCGCGTTTTTCTATGCGCATGTCCAGATACGCATTGCGGAGATACATGCCGAACTGAGCGCGATTGAACCGGCGAGGCGCAACGCCCTGACGCTGTTCGTATCCAATCACCCATTCACGGTAAGAAGCCCAAGCAGTACGCAGGGCAGATGATGCAGTTGCATTCGACCGGACCTGCTTTGCCACTGCTGGCTTAGCGATCAAGCCTGTAAGAAACTGGCCAAGGTCTGTAGTGGTTGTGTGGATTGCGGTCATTGCGTCCATCCGTTGTTTGATGGACTGAGAATGACATATCAACACGAAACATGTCAACATGAAAAGTGTCATAAACATAAATCATGTTGTAGACAGCGAAAATAAATCCGCATTATTAGCGGCTAAAAAACAAATTTGATTTTACTTATTTGGGAATGGTTCCAACAAGTTGTTGGATCTGAGTTTGGAAAAGGATAATAGCCGCTAATAGAACCGAAACGATTCCGTAAACAGAAAACACAAATCCTTTTGTAGCCATTGAAGTCTCAATTGATTTCAGGCGATCTCTAACGTCTTTCATATCGACGCGTAGTTCACCAACATCTCGTTCGATGTGTGAAACTGTCGCCTCAAGTTTTGCTACACGTGCTTCCATACCACCATATGTGCCACCGCCATCACCAGATTTCAAATGTTCATTCGAAAACTCTCGAAGCTTTTCATTTTGCTTGCGCAAATATTCGAGCGAAATGTTGCTATCCTTCTCAGTCATTGCGCTTCTTCTTCGTCAACGCGGCGGCATTAACCTTGTGAAGGGTTGCCAGTAGGTCGTCGATTCTTCTAAAGGATTCGGTTACTTCGCCATCGAATGCAGATTTCTCTCCTGCATTTGGTATTTGCACGTGCTGTGACAATTTCACAAGTGTTCCATTAACTTGGACAAGTGCTGCCGCAATTTTGATCAACTCATCTCGAAGTAATCCATATCGGAAGTCATGCCACGTATCGTTATTCTCATCCATTTGACGCTATCCTTAGGTGCAATGGCGCACAATGAATTTAAAATTCTATCGCACATTGCCGAACTTTCGTATCACGCGGCCGACGATGTACAACTCATCGGCTTTCCAAATTTTTGCTGCGTGACGAGGGTTATCGGACATCACTGAAAGTAGTATCTCGGCGGCGCCAGGTTCGCTTACAATCTCGAGCCTTTTAATGGCCATCCCCCCAATCTCATCAATGATCGCATACAAGCCATCAGGTGACGGGCGCCGATGTCGCGTATCAATGAACACAACGTCGCCTTCATCTAGCGTCGGCTGCATTGAATCGCCTTGGACAGGGAATATCGCAACATCTTTCGCAGCCAGCCCAAGCGTCACCAGAATTGCCGGGGGGAGCTTCCAATAGTCTTTGACACTCTCGGCAGAAAACGTCATGCCATGCTTCCCGAGAACGCCCTCGTTGGCGATTGCAAAACCGCCGGCGCCCATTCCGGCAGTCACGTCAATTTGAGGTGAGCTTCCTTCCGGCGCGCCGGAAAAACCGGTCTCCGAACCGAAAGACATCCGCTCGTCTAAGTCTGTTTTATCTTGAGAATCCGGATCGTAGCTGTGTATTAAACGCGACTTACCATCACGAATGCCGGTAAGAAGTTCGGCAGCACTGACGCCAAACTTTCGGGCATAAACTAATGCTTCTTCCGGCCCGTATTCATTTTGCCCGTTTTCATGTGCCCTGTATGTCGATGCTGACACGCCAAGGGCTTCTGCGGCCTTTGCAGCCGAACTAAACCCTGAATTTTCCCGCGCGTCACGCAGTCTGTCGCCCATGCTTTTCATGGAATCAACATTTGCAGAACGTTCAACATAAATCATGTTGACAATTTGACACGAAACATGTTGATATGCCGATCATGAACACGATCGAAGAAATTTTCATTGCGATTGGCGGCACTGGCGCTTTTGCCAAGGCCATAAGCGTCAAGCATTCGACTGCTTCGGAGATCCGAAGGCGTAAGTCGATACCCGTCAAGTATTGGCCAGCGCTTATAGCCAGCGCCGACTTGATGGCTGTCAGTATCGACAACGACCTTCTCGTGCGTGTCCACGTTGAACAGGACGTTGCAGCATGAGCACCTTTCCATTCCGCGAAGAAGACTTGGCCATTCAGGCAGAGGCCTTTGCCCAATCCATAACGCCAGCAAAGGCGAGGTGGCTGTACTGCTTTGAGAAGGCAACCTTTCTCAAGCCCCTCGGTAACGGAGAGAAGTTGCGTGTTCCCCACAAGAGAACTCTTCCGATCTGCGAGCGTATTCTGGGTATCCGGAAGGGGCGAGCTTGGTTTCGAATGCACCAAATCCGTCACATGGGTTTCGATGAAGCTTTTGCATGGGCAGAGACACGGCCAATCTACCAAGGAACACCGTTCTTCGGAGTCGGCCCAATGCAAGCTTGGCATGTAGGCCATATCTATTTTGCGCGTGTTCAAAGCCATCCTCACGTGTTGAAGATCGGGTTTTCTCGCCGTGTTGCTGATCGGCTGGCTGAGATCGAGAGCAAATGCAAGACCAGTGTGTACGTTAGCCCGCATGGCTTGAAGGTCGGCACCCTGGCGGATGAGCATTGGTGGCACAAAAACTGGAACGACTTCCGAATTTCCGGAGAGTGGTTTTTCGATCCGCACATGTCGGAACGTACGCTGCCAGACTTCCTCGCTGACACACACGTTTCGGAGGCCGCGTAGATGATTACGGCCGAACCAAACTACGCAGGGCTTTCCGATGAGCTTTCGCAATTGGATGAGCAAATACAAGCTCTCCAGACCGCAAAGAAGAACATCTATGGTTCCGTTCGCGACAACTTTGGCAAGAGGACTGCCGATGCACTCAAGCTTGCTGTGAAACTTAATTCCATGCCGTCCGAAAAACGCATGGATCGCGATGCTGTGGAAGAAGACGCTTTCCGCATTCTGGCGATCATCCAAGCGCCTCGCGTAGCGCGCAGCGAGCGTGCACATGGAAACATTGAACAATTTAACACAAAAACAGGCGAGGTCGCATGAGCCTCGCATCACTAACCGCCAGAGTAGGTAACACTACGATATTTCGGTTCCCGTCGTTTCGTCTGCGCGTCAGGCGGTGGCTGGCGATGGGATGGGTCTCTTGCCCCTTTAGAACCTCGAACTGCCGGTACAGCGCCGCCGACCTTATCCCTATTGCTCGCCACGTCCTCCCGACCTCCCAAGCTGGCTTGAGCAATGCTGACGGAGGGCGCCACGGCGTTGGCACCCTCCGTCCTTTTTCTCGCTTTGGCTACGTCGGACAGGACACGGGCTGCGAGAAATCCAATCTGTTTTTCCGACCAATCATCAACCTCGTGATCCCCATCGCTCCGGTTGCTGGTCGCTTCATCCACTATCTCACTGCTCTCCGTTCTGCGGCTGCTCATCATGACAGCAACCGTATTGGAGATTTTTTGTCATGGGTAACAAACGTTCTGTCGAGGACGACAAAATGACTGACGTCTACGTCAAAGAGGCCCGCGTAATGGGCGAGTTCCTTTTGCGCCGCGAGTATCGGGGCATGGGCGACACTATCGAAGCCGCAGCGCACCGTGTGCAGAGAAAGCTTGGTGCTCCGGCATCAATCCTCCTGCGCCTGCGCCACCGGCGGGAAATGAAAGACATGATGCTTTCCAGCTTCGCGGCAATCGCTGAGGCCTACCAGAAGGTGTCCGACAAAACAGACCAACTCTACGAAACTGAGAGGGAACGCCATGCACCCAATTCGAAAGCTGTGTGGCTGGGCGATCTTGTTGCTGGGAAGAGCATCGCGAACCGCAATTAATAAGGTCAGGGCCTTTTGGCGTCGATTTGTCCAGCGAGAGAAACCGCAACACCGAGAAAAGATGCAGCAGGGAGATCACAAATGACAGTAGCCGGAATTACCCCGCGTCAACGTGAATATCTCGATGCGTTTCAATCTTTCGTTGATACCAACAAATACTCGCCGTCATACGACGAAATGAAAGTTGCCTTGGGGCTTTCCTCGAAGAGCGGCATTGCTCGGCTCGTCGATGCTCTTGAAGAGCGCGGATATCTTTGCCGTCGTCCTGGTGAGGCTCGCTCCATTCAATTGGCGGTGCGGCCATGAGGGACGCGGCAATTTTCCTCTATGACAAAACCGGTATTGCAGCCCGTCCCTGGGCTGAGGCTGGCATAGAGTGCTGGTGCGTTGACACACAGCATTCCATTCGCCGTGATCGAAAAGAGGGCCTCATCAATTTCGTTTGGGGAGATGCCCGTTCTTGGCGGCCTCCGGCTGGCCTCAATATTGTCTTCGTCGGCTCCATGTCGCCATGCACTGATGTTACCCTCGCCGGCGCTCGCGATTTCGAGAAGAAGGGCGGTATTCTGCTTCGCGATGCAATCGAATTGTTCGAAGCTGGCAGACAGTGTGCCGCTTGGTCTGGCGCGCCATATTTCTGCGAGAATCCAGTAGGTGTACTTTCGGGACTGCCACATATTGGCAAGCCCGATTATTATATTCATCCTTGTCATTATGCTGGCTACGCAGACGATCCAGCCGAGGATGCTTACACAAAAAAGACTGGTCTTTGGGTTGGCAATGGCTTTGTCCTGCCAGAAAAGAAGCCGGTTGATCCTTTACTAGGATCGAAAATGTGGCTCATGGCTCCTAGCAGCGACCGTGCAGATCGCAGAAGCGCTACGCCCGCAGGCCTTTCAAAAGCACTCTTTCTGTTTAATGCCCCGGAACGCTATCGGAGGCTGGCAGCATGAACGACAACCAGCCCGACTCCATCAGCCTCCGTGATCTGCTTTTGGGAATTGTCCTCGCTATACTCTGCATAGCTTGGATTGCTGCTCCTTGGATATTCGGGGAGAGGTTCTGATGGGCAAGGCAGCATCAGCACGCGGGCTTTTCCGCGCCACTGGCAAGAAGTCTAAGCCGGTTGTTCAGCGAAATCTTGATGGAAGTTATGAGCGCGTTGAGAACCTCGAGCGTGAGGAGGATGACTTCTACCCAACACCACCAGAACCTACCCGCGCGTTCCTTCATGCAGAGATAGACCGGTTACGCGAGTTTGACCTGATCTGGGAACCGGCATGTGGTGATGGCGCGATGATCCGCGAGATGCAAGCACTAGGACTCTATACGGTAGCTTCCGACATGATCGACCGAGGCTGCGGCGCGGCTATCCAATCCTTCTACGATTTCGGTGTGTCTCAATCTCCAGCGATCATCACCAACCCGCCGTTCTCTGAATGTGGATGGGGCAATGGGTAAGGCTCGCTGGCTCAAGCATGCGCTCGATACTCTCGACGTAGAATACATGGCGCTGCTCATGAATTGGGGTTGGCCGGGTGCGGGTGGCTTGAAACACTTTTACGCCAAGCATCCACCCGCACGGGTCTATCTCATGCGCTGGAAGATCGACTTTACAGGGCAGGGCGCACCACCAATGCTCAATGCATGGTTCGTTTGGGACAAGAAGCACCAAGGCGAAACAGTCCTTCGTATGCTCGACCGGAATGCTGATGCGCGTCAATCCAATTTATTCGCGGAGGCAGCCGAATGAGGATGTCTGCCGCCGATTTCCGCAAGCGCCTTACCAAGACACCGAGCAAGTTTGGAAACGAACGCTTTGAGCTTGATGGGATTGTGTTCGCCAGCAAGGCAGAAGCGAAGCGCTATGCCGAACTTAAGCTATTACAGGCGGCTGGTGAAATCGTCGACCTTGAACTGCAGCCCAAGTTCAAGATGACGGTCAATGGCGTCGAGGTTTGCACCTATGTCGGCGACTTCCGTTATTGGCACGTTCATTCCAAAACCTGCGTCACTGAAGACGTAAAGGGCTTTGCCACAAAAGACTTCAAACTGAAGGCGAAACTGTTTCGGGCTGTGTTCGGTCACGACATCGTATTGGTGAAATCATGAGCAATGTAATTCATCTCAATTCCCGCTTCGAATCCTCTTGGGATCATTATATCGAGTGCCAGGAACGCGCCAAGCAGACTGGCAGCCTTGAGGACGGTATAGAGGCCGGTCGCGCATGGCGTCTTTGGCTCAACCTTTTTATGTCTGAAGACCAGAAAGAGGTTCTTGATAAGTGCGTTGTGATCGGAGGCAAGCGATGAATATGCAAGCTCCCGTGCAAGGTTTCATTATTGAGATCGAACAAGAGGTCCTTGGAACACTGCTTGGTGGCGGTGACTTCCGCCGTATTGCCGGCGTGCTGGAAGACCATCACTTCGTTGAAGACCTGCACCGTATTCTCTTCGGTGTCATCCGCTCCGCCCACGACCGATACAATTCCACGGCGATGCCAGTTGTCGCAAAGCTGATTTCCGAAGAATTTGCCGAAGCTGTAAGGCGAAAACTCGACAAGCCAGTCAATGCCTATCTCGCCAGCATGGTTGCGAGCACACTCAACGGTCCAGACGGTCTGGAAAAGAACGCCCGCAAGATCATTGAGCAATGGGCTCGTGTATCACTCTCAAATGAAGCGGCACGCCTTCATGCTGCTGCCAATGATCCTGCAACTAATCCTGTCGAACTCGTTACGAATGCCGGTCTGGTGTTTGACGATATTCTTTCTGATGTTCGTCGCGGACCAAAACGCAAGACACAAGTCACCGTTGGTGATGCATCCACCAACGCATTTGCCGCAACCCGCGAAGCAATAGAGCGCGGCTCCGGCCTTACAGGCGTTACTTGGGGTCTGACAGACGTTAATCGCCTTACAGGCGGCATACAGCGCCGTGACCTGACGCTGATCGGTGCGCGCCCATCCATGGGCAAAACTACAGTAGGCCTTTCTGTATCGCTCAAGGCGGCAAAGGCTGGGGCTGGTGTTGGCTTTATCTCTCTCGAAATGGATGCTGACAAACTTGCTGCCCGTGCCATCACAGACATTGCCTACGATAGGAACGTTAAGGTTCCTTATCAAGATCTGATTACAGGCAGAATTAAGTCCGGCGACCTACAGGCGCTTGAAGCCGCAACCAAGGATATGGAGCAACTACCGCTCTGGATCGAAGATCAGTCTGGCCTGTCGATTACTGACATCCGCATCAAGACCGAATCCCTGATGATTAAAGCTGAGAAGATGGGCCAGAAGCTTGATGTTCTCGTTATCGATCATCTTGGCCTGATCAAAGCTTCCAACCGATACGCCGGCAACCGGACAAACGAGATTGCTGAAATGACCGGCGCGCTTAAAACCATGGCGCGTGAATACGGAATCGCTGTTGTAGCTCTATCCCAACTTAACCGCGGACTTGAGCAGCAAGCCGACAAGCGTCCGCAACTCTCCAGCCTTCGCGACAGTGGAGCAATCGAGCAGGACGCAGATACAATCATCTTCCTCTACCGCGAGGCCTATTATCTCGACCGCGAGAAGGCTTCCAGCCCTGAGAAGGAAATGGAGCGCATTGAGAAGCTGGCGGATTGCCAGAACAAGCTTGAATTCCACATTGCCAAGCAGCGGAACGGGCCGGTTACGAACGTTGATCTGTTCGTCGATATCGCCTGCTCCACTGTCAGAAACGGGTCGAGGTATTGAGATGAGCCGTAAACATATTCCGTATTTCAGCTTCTATCCTGCCGACTTCATGAATGGTGTTCGTGGCCTTTCAGCCCAAGATGTCGGCGTCTACACCATGCTGCTTTGCCAGATTTATGAAGAGAATGGACCTGTTGCACTGAACCATTTCAGGCTTGCTACATACTGCGGAATGAGGGTTCCTGCATTCACCAGATCGGTCGAAAAGCTGATCGCCTTGGGCAAGCTAGAACTCGAAAATGGCTACCTCAAAAACAAGCGCGCAGAAGCTGAAATTCAAAAGCGTGCGGACGGTTTGAAAATCAATTCCAAAGCAGGTTTGGCAAGTGCCGAAAAAAGGCAACAAAAACAATCACCCGTTTCAACGGACGTTCAACGGCCGTTCAACCAAGCAGAAGCAGATACAGACACAGACACAGACACAGACACAGATAAAGATAATACGCCTAGCGGCGTAGTATCTTCAGCGCCGCCTGAAAAATTGGACGATATCCAAGCAAAGCTGATCGAAGCAATCGGAGAGGGGAACATCCAGCCTCATGGTGCCCTGAACCTCAGCGCCATTCTTGGCCTGATCTCTGCCGGAGTTGATCTCGAAACCGATATCCTTCCAACCATCAGGGCGAAAGCACAGCGGCTCTCGCGTCCTGTCGGATCGTGGTCGTATTTCACTGACGCGATCAGGGACGCTCACAATCGCCGTGTACAGGCCGGTCAAGGGATCATCAAGCCTTCGACACCAGAAGCCGACGACAAGCGCTGGACTGGCCGCCTGAAGCTCGCACGGGAGCGGAAATACTGGTCAACGCCTGAGTGGGGTCCAATGCCAGGATTGGATGGCTGCATCGTTCCCAAAAGCCTTCTATCGCCCGATGATGGCAAGGACTGGCACGAATTCAAAGCAGCAGCATAG